TTAACCACAAGTGAAATGAAAAATAGATCATATTTTACTGGAGCTAGTTGGGATTTTGAAGATATTTGGGAAATAAATCAAACAATTAATGAAGGTTATCCATTCTTACAATGGCAAGTTGATCTTCCGGTGGCAGTTACCCCTAGTGCAGGTAATGGATCTATTGATGATCCTTATCAAATATCTTCGTTAGAAAATCTTTATTGGATAGCCGAATACGGAACAAATTGGCATTACAATTATATCCAAACAGAAGATATTGATGCATCACCTACTCAAAATTGGTTTTCTGGATCTGGATTTCCACCAATTGGAGATGCTGAAGTTAAATTTTCCGGAACTTATGACGGACAAGGCCATACTATTCAGAATTTGTACATAAATAGAAGTGCTACCGATTTTGTTGGATTGTTCGGATTTATTTCTAGTGGAACTGTGAGTAATCTGGGATTAGTTGATGCTCAAATTACAGGTAATAATTATGTGGGGGGTATTGCCGGAGATAATGTTTTCAATGGAATAATAGAAAAATGTTTTATAACGGGTTCAGTTTCTGGAAATGATTGGATAGGCGGATTAATAGGTATTAATACGAGTGGTGGAGTTGTGCGGAATTGTTATAGTAAAGCAAATGTTTCGGGTAACTCAAAAATCGGTGGCTTTAATGCATGGAATAATATATCTCCATCTTCAATTACAAATTGCTACAGCTGTGGAACTGTAACTGGAAATAGTGAAGTTGGAGGTTTTAATAATAGTAATAGCGCTATATCAGCTGGTTGTTTTTGGGATACTCAGGTATCTGGACAAAGCACATCAGCCGCCGGAACCGGTTTAACCACAAGTGAAATGAAAAATAGATCATATTTTACTGGAGCTAGTTGGGATTTTGAAGATATTTGGGAAATAAATCAAACAATTAATGAAGGTTATCCATTCTTACAATGGCAAGTTGATCTTCTTGAAGCAATTGTTGAAACAGATTCTATTGGTAATATTAGTAACTCCGAAGCAGAAATTTATTGTCATATTATTAGTATAGGAATTCCTAATATTACAGAATATGGGGTTTGTTGGAATAGTACAGGAAATCCAACAATTTCAGATGATAAAACTTCTCAAATAAATGCAGGTATTGGTCCTTTTACTTCTTATATAGAAGACATATCCTCTAATACCTTATTTTATGTTCGTGCTTATGCTACAAATGACGCTGGAACTACATATGGTCAAGTACTGAATTTTACTACACTAGAAACAGCACTGAGTGATATTATACCCACAAATTATATTTTATATGGAAATTATCCCAATCCCTTTAATCCAACAACAACTCTCAGATACGGGCTCCCGGAAGTATCTGACGTAATACTCATAATATTTGATATAACGGGTCATAAGATTAAAGAATGGAGTATCAGCTCACAACAACCCGGCTGGCACAAAGAAATCTGGGATGGAACGGATATGAGTGGCAATACGGTCTCAACCGGTGTATATATTTATTCATTGAGAGCAAGTGATTTTATTGATACGAAAAAGATGGTTTTTTTGAAATAAACTCCTTCCCTATTAAAGTGGCTTAGTTAAATTTAAAATTATTTGTCAAACATGTATTAATAAATAAGATTAATATTAATATTAATATGATTAATGAATCTATAATTTTAAGAAGTAATAAATCATCTAATGATTTGCTTTCATGTTTTAGCATGAAAGCTAAAGAAACTCGTTTGACTAGTTATTTAGCTTATCTTCTCTCGCTTGATATAGATGTTTTAAATAAATATTTCAATATAGATAGTGTACAAGAAATCATTATTGAGAAAAAACTTAAAACACAAAGATGTGATATAATTGCAAAGTCAATTAAAAAACATATTATAATTGAAGCAAAAATTAACAATACTAATACTGGGCAGCAAATAAGAAAACAATATGATGAATTTAAAGAACAATTCAGTGGGAAAATTGATCTTGTTTCATTGACGAGAAACACCATTTCAATTCAAAGTAATGTAATTTTCAGTAAATCATGGGAAGGTTTATATAATCAACTGAAAAAAGCAAAGTTTCAAAATCAAAAACAAAAAATACTGTGCGAGGAATTTATGAATCACTTAGAAAATTCTGGTATCGTCACAAAAAGTGAAAAACAAGTGTATGCTAGAGATTTGAACAAAGAACCGTATCTATCTCTTTTCTTGAAGACACATGCGTACTTATGTAAGTATAACGAGAATATCCATAGATGTTCATATTTTGCTCCATATTTTGGAAGCAAAATCTCAAGTATATCTCCTGGAGTTGATGAAGGTCTTAGTTATATAGCAAAAATTTACAGCCATATACAGATAACAGATATGGAAAAACTAGAATTTGCAATTCATAAACATATCAAGGATAAAAAACTTAAGAATTTTAACCGTGATATTGAAGAAAAACTTAAAATGATAAAAGAAGATCCCGGTAATCAAAAAAGAGAAGCATGGACATTATTATTACTCGAAAAACCAAGGAAATTATTTAATCCCTCAATTAAAAAAAATAATTTACAAGAAGGACATGGTTGGTTAAGTAAACAATATTATGAATTTGATGAAATTTTTGAGGCTGCTGATTTATAGAAAGCATATTATAAATAACCCTTCAGAAAGAAAATAACAACTTTAAATATTAGCTAGTCCCATCCCCCCATGTCGATTCTTTGATAGTGTACTGAACTGTAGATCCGTCAATATTGTAAGCTATGTAAAGACCATACGTTCCCGATGAAGCCACCGGATCCGAATAATAAAAATACAATTGCGCCTGCCCGAGAGGTACAGAAGTGATGTGTGATTGACGTAAAGTAAGGTTCAGAAAAGAAACGGATCCTCCTGACCCCACCCCATCAATATTCTGAATGGCCGACTGAAGAAGCATTAAGTTTTCAATCAGAGTTTTCGAATTTGAAAGAATATCTTCACTGGCAAACTGCTGCTTGATACGGATCTTTCCATCCGCATCTATTTCAAGGAAATCAGAATGAAGGAAAGGTGCGACTTTCCCATCCGCTTCCGATTGCATACCGGTCCCGGGTAAGGCCGATGCCTTCCCGGATATAATTATAGATAATGCATCAAGTGCCGATGCAGAGGCCTTTCCAGATAAAGCAGTAAGTAAATCAATGATCTCCTGAGCCGTATCATCCGGAAGATTGTCAATTTTTGTTTTTTCAGCAGTCGTAACATGGATTCCACTGTCAGCGAGATGAGACAGGGCATCATCTCCCAACCATAGAACATCTGTCATTTCATCCTGTGCCGTTTCATTATCCCCAACATATACAGTTCCGCGGAACGTTAATGCGACATCAAAATAATAGGTGCCGTCATTATTGTCATGGATCTCGATCTGCTCCCCTACCGGATCCGTGTTGGCCAATATGTCGCCGTTTGTGTTTTTAATCTTTATTCCTACTCCAAGTAGCAGGTCATTATTTCCTTGGCCAAAAATTGAAATGCTATTGCGCATCTATCTATCCTCCGTTAAAAACAATTACATGGTTGAATTGAAAGCATGAGATCATATTGTCGATAGTCGGTATCTTCTTAACCGGCTTTTTCGATTTCATTTTAAGTTTGAAACCGTCTTTATAAACCTGATCGCTCGGTTTAGCTTCATCGAGCAGAACAATATAGGCAATCTGCGGCACATCGATATGAGGGACAAATTTCACAGCTGAGGTCTTATTATATATCTCTGTTAGCTTGTTGATTACTGACGTTGTTAGTCTTGCAAAATCGTACTCAGCCACATAGCGCCATTCCCGAGGATCCGGCGGGACCAGTTCACCGTCCAGATTTTCATAGGGTTCGTTCAAAGGTTCATAATTACTTTCCCGGCCGTCCGCTTTAGGATGAGGCAGCTCAATTATTTCACCTTTATAGACAATTGCCGGTACGCCGGTGCCGTTAAACATTATATTCCTCCGTAATAAACTCTATTTTGTTCTCAAGATGATTCCGGCTCATCCGGGTGACCATTCCATACCCGGCAGATCCGTCAATCAATATTTCCTTTGTTAGATCCACTGAAGGCGTATTTGTTACTTTCCATGAAAATTGACTCTTTTTTCCAGTGAATTTGTCTTTGATATTGCTCTCGATATTGGCCCATTCATTGTCGCGGAGCTTTAAGCCAAAGCTTGTCGGTTCACCGTCCTCATTTTCAACATACCGGTTTACTGAAACGGACACTTCATCCTGATTACTTGTTTTCTTTTTCAGCTCAAGAACCCGGCTCCGTTTAATCGATACGGATCCTGTATTTATATTTCGGGGAAGCAGGTGAATCGTATTTGCTGAATTGATATACAAATACCGGTCCGTGACAACAGCTAAATCCTTTAAAATATCCATGACCGGTTTATTCCGGTAATGTGCCTTATAGTAAAAATCAGTTGATGTCTCGAGGCTAATCAGCATATCCCGGCCGAAAATATCGTTATTCTTTTTATGGGCCTTTACAAGGGCATAGGTATTGAAGGAATCCGTATCGATAACAGAATAAACTTTATTAAGATTATATCCCATCTCGCTCAGAATCGCCGATATGCTGGATTCATTCTTAATATTGTCGTATTGAAGTGAATTAACTTTGTCACCGTATGCTTGATTAAGCTGTCTTTCGATTTCTTCAGTATTGTCAATCCATGTTTTTCTTTCAATGTGGGTGATCCCGCCGTATTCACATCGATAAATATCGAAATAAGCGCCAAGACCGGGTATTTTAACTTCAAACGGCGGCATTAAAAGGTTATAATCAAGCCAAGCCCCCTGCTTTATGGTTGTCACGCCCAGATCATGATCCCGACCCGGCACCTGAAGATCAACGGATCCCCACTCCCCTTTTTCAAGCAAGGTCTTCATGACAAATCCGGAATCAATCTTGATCAAGTAAAGGATCCCGTCTTTTCCCCGGAAATGCATCGAGTCTTCCATCAAACGCAGTTTCCCGCGAACGATCTCTGAGAGGTTATTACCAAAATACCGTTGACCGCTCTTTACAGGATCCGGAATCGCAGTTTCATTTGTATTGAAACTCCAGCCGGTTTCCCGAGTGGCCTGTTTTGAAAGATCGACAATTATCTCCCGGACCGATTTATACCCGGCAGTATTATAATCAGTAGCCGTTTCCTCATTTTCAGGATCATCGTTTATCACAACCTTTTCTCCGGCAGTGATATCTTTAAGCTTCAACGATTGCGGATAAACCGTTATCTCAACTGGATTAGAAAGCTCATCGCCTACCTCATCGATAAAACCGTTAATGATTACATTCCCGTATTCATCGGTAATCACAACAATATCGTCAATATTTATTTTCAGCTCTCGCGTATTGACCTTAAAAGAAAGCGGCTCGGCTTCAAAATCAAAGTATCCGTCGCCTTTAAAAGAGGTAGCAATATCCCGAAACGAATCCTTATGGATCCGCCAGTTGATCTCCTGATTATTAAGGTATACTTTAATTTTCAAAACTTGCCCCTTAGAGCCCGTTTAACGGCTTTTCCTGTTTCTTGGGGTATCTGTTTGCCTATGGCATAGATAGCCCTTTCTACCCGGTCAAGTCTTTGTTCCGTGCCCTTATTATTGACGTTTACCTTGGTCATAATGCCGGGAATAATCCGTTCTTCCATATATCTATTGAAGTTCTTTTCAGGCATGACAATTTCAGTTCCGGATCGGTTCAATGCTTCACCTGCTAACAGAAGAGTGGGCCTGTTAATAACCGCACCCTCGGCCGCAGCTACTATTTGCGTCCCGGTTGTCTTTGCTTTGCTCAAAGCTGAAAAAATAACAGATAGCACAAGTCCAATCGCTGCTAAATTCCCTGGGAACGGTATTCCCGAAGCGGATGCGGTGCCTTTTGTCCCGGCTTCAATTGCCGCTCCGGTTGTTTCTTCAACTTGCCTTGCTTTTTCTTTTTTATGAAAGAGATCTCTTATTGCGTCAATACCCTTTTCACCGGCAGTAATAATAAGCTGTTCCATATTTATCATCGCTTGAGTAATCCCAAGCCGATCAAGGGCAAATTGAATGAGTTTCTGTTTTATATTGCCGAACACCTGCTCATACACACCTTCAAGATCTCCATCTGCAAGAGCATCTGCCAATCTTCTTTGGTATTCAAGTTCGTATTCCTGAATAGCCTTTATTCGGTCCATTTGCTTTTGGATCAATTTAGCCTTGTTGTCATCAAGCTCGGTTTCAAGGTTCAATCTTTCGATGGATCCTTGTTTTGATGCATCAACAAGTGCTTGGATCCGGTCAATTTCCTTTTGCAAGTACTCGTCGCTTGATGCATCTATTCCCTGCATGAATAGATCATATCCTGTTTTTACTTTTTCATATGCCTCTTTGCTTTTTATAGCCGCTTTCTGGGCATTATCGAATTGACTATTGTCGCCCCCTGAATCAGTTTCCTGTTGTTTATGCAGTGCGTCCAACTTTTTTTCTATCTCAAGGATACGTTCCTTGTCTTTGAGTTCATTGCCGGTAATTTTAGCTTTTTCAGCTTCCCATGCAGCAATTTGCTCATCTAACGGAAGCTTGGATGTCTCATATTCAAAGACTTTCTCTTTATATTGCATCTCCTTTTCAGATTTAAAGTTGATCTGATCTAGCAGAGCAAGACGCTCCCTAGCCACTTCAATACGCTTATTTTCTTCAGCTTGTATATGAGTTTGAGTGGTAATTTCTTCATTCAGAGTTTTGATCGCAGTTTTTCTTTTCTTGATCTCTTTATCCAAATTTGAGTTTTTCAAATTGGCCTGAGCAATTTCTTGTTCTTTTTTCTGGATATAATAGTTTAATGTATCTTCCTCTTCCTTTGACTTTGTTCTGGTCTTATCCGTCATCAGAAGACTAAGGTTGTTTTCAAGATCAGTTACATTTGCGTATTTCTCTTTTAACTTCTCAATTTCTTTTTCTTCAAGTGCAATTTCCTCTTTCTTGTTTTCAATAACCTGATCACTGGCTACAATAAGTTTATTACTGGTCTCAAGCTGGGATGCAAGTGCATCAACAGAAACAACTTTATTTATCTGTTCAAGGGATTTTGCAAATTCTTTATTGGCTTCTGTGGCCCCTTCTGTTTTTGCTTTTTGCTTTGCTAAAATAAATGATAAGGACTGTATAATAGTTACGGCCGCAGTAATAGCAAATACGATGCCCATAGGACCCATAAAAACACTTCCCATTGCAGCCAGTGTTCCTTTTAAGCTTCCGGTGGTCTTTTGCAAATATGCCATATTCTGAACAAGCGGTGTGATGTTGTTTGAAACGGCCATAATACCCATGCGAGTATTTTGAAAAAAGTAAGGCATATCTGAAACAGCCCAGTTCAGCCCGGTAACTGCTGTCATAGCCTGATTGGATCCTTTGGCCATCATTTTGCTTCCCGCTGCAGCTTGTTGACCGGCGACAGTAAACCCGGCACCGATCTTTTGTGTGCCCTTGTTTGCCTGATCAGCCATTTGAGTAAGCTCATTATCCACTAATGCAAGTTTACTCATTATATTGCTGATATCAGCTTGCACCTCAAGTACGGTTCTGCTGCGATCACTCATTTTCCATCCTCATCAATAGCCAATCCAAAGCCTGTATGATTGTTACTTTCTCCATTATCTCAAGCCCTTTTACAATATCGCCTTGGGCCAATCCTACGATTATTCTGTCGTAGAACCTTCCGGGGTCGTTGTTGTCTTCTTTATCGAGTTCTGAAAAGGGGTCATCGGAGCTATCAGCTTCAGGAAAGAGCTCAAGTAATCGGGTAATCTCTTTGTCCATCCGCTGTTTAATTCGAAAAAATCCGTAAAAATGTCCTCCAATTCATCGTTTGTCAGTTCATTCATATTGATCTTTTCTATATCACCTTTTAAAATCGCACACAGAAAATCTTCAATGAGATCCGCTTCTACCAGATGCGCGATCATATCAAGCACTCCCCCGGTCATCTTGGAAAAATCGATTGATTTACCCTTGAATAACTGAAGCAGTTTCTTATCCTGACCGAGAGTCATAACGCCAAGTTTGAGCTTTACTCCCTGAATTGTGTACTGTTTATCCTTCACTATAAATCTCCTTATTGTAGTTAATCGTCTAAAATCACAACATGGCCGACAACATCAATTGTTTCACCAATAAAAACCTGACCATCCGCCGGATAAGTGATCACCGGGTAAAACTGGTCAAAATCAGCTGTAATGCGGTAGTAGTATTCATCTTCTATTAAAGCCCCCAAGAGAGCTGTATTAAACTCGATAATGTGGTTCCCGGTACTAGGCACACCTTCATCCGGAAATGCGCCTCCATCACAAAGCCATTCCAAAGGAGCCTCCCGGGTAGAGAGAACACGCAGATCCTGACTATCGAAAGTGTTTACTTTGTCGATCTCAACCGTAAAATGCAATACGCCCTGAATCACCGTTTCCTTTGATACGAATTTCAGATTGAAGTAGCGGTCATTGGCCCGGGGATTGATCACACTGAAATGGCCGGTCGGACGGAGATCCACATCAACCGTCACTTCACGTTCTTCAGTTTGATCGCCTGTAATATCCTCACAGAATTTTGCGTATAGTTTGACTCCGGTAAACTGTCTCATAATGCGCAGATCATACCCGGCAAACCACCATAAGGAGATCTGCTTTGTCTTTGCGCTTAGATCAAATGCGTTTGCCCCTACACCTTTTGATGACAATACAGCTGCAGGAAAGCGAGTTGTTCCACCATCAACACTAAATTCGAGTGAATACAGCCTCCCTGGGTTGTCATACGGGTTTCTTATGGTAAACCGGCACTCTACACACCCCTCAAGAAGATGGGCGATTGTAGGCGGGTTTTCCCATCTCCACCAGATCTCGGTGAGAGTTTTACTTGTACTTCCCGTAATGTTATAATCATTCCCCATTTCTGTTTATACTCCTCACATTCGATAACCGGGATAAGTTGTTTACATTGTCAGTAATACGGGAATAGATTAAAGACTGGCCGTAAGGCAAAGCCATGGTGATAGTATGATCATCACCGGCAGTTGCTTCTATTCTGGTCACTTCACCCAGTTTCATATCGATATCAGGATCCGGATCTGAACCAATCATTCTAAAATATTCAATCTTATATGACCTCAATTACATTCTCCTATGGTAACAGCACCAATCTCTCCGATCTGCCAATCAACTCCGCTGCTTACTTGGAAAGGTGAGGGCAGTATAATGACAGTCTTAGTTGTAACATTGCTTTGATTCCCTGCCACATCATACGACAATGCATATATTGTATGCTTACCCTCAGACAGAGAGGCTTGAGCAGAATATATGCCTGAAACTATGCTTGTATCAGTTCCCAACAGCTGATCTACTGCCGGGTTGGGCAGGCCTCCAATCATTTTGAAGATTTTTACTTTCCAAATGCTCATTATGCAATCTTTATCATTGTTAATTGTATTCCGCTAATGGATACGCTACCGGCTCCGCTGAGTCTTCTATATTGGCCAAAAATATTCTGCTGTGACGAAAGGGTGACTACTCTCTGATTTGTCCACCATATATTGCCTGTATCAAACAAACCTTGTGCGTTTTTGGTGAATTTTACAACTACGCCCAAGTCGCCTTCTGATGTTCTCAGCTTAATATTACCGGTTACATCCTCTGAGTCTGTTGAACACAATACCGTCATGAGGCAAACATAAGTTCCCGCGGGAACACCCGATAATATTGTTGCTGTAGAATAATAAGACGTAAGCGAATTTGAATATGATAAGCCTTGTTGATCAGCATGATAAACACATTGAACCGCGCCATACAATTCATCAAAATTATCATTTGATTTGTCAAACGCAGTCCGGACGGTATCACCGGACTGCGTTCCTTGAGTTCCCAGATTAATTGTCTGTTTGGCCACCGGTTACCCCCTTTTAAGAGGCACTTCCGGATACATCGATGGATGTTCCTACAAAGACCTGACCGTCTTGAATATTGGTAATTGCCGGGGCATCAGGTGCGGTTGTATCAATCGTTATTGCCAAAGCAGTGCCTTTTGCAGACTCATTGCCTTGCGCGTCCACCCAAGTTGCACAAACCTCAATGACACCATCCGCTTGTCCCTGAAAATCAAATGTTCCAACAAAATCAGCACCATCACGTTCCGGAGCGTTATCTGTTGTAATGAAAGCGTATGTTGAGGCACCGGTTTTTTCATAGAATTTAATTGCTGAAACGGACTGGGTTGAAACTGACGAGGCTCCAGTCGGTATAGGAAGAGTTAACCTCGCTTGGACTGTTGCATTATAGTTATTTGTGATATTATCAACTGAACTTTGACCCGTGTCATCAATTAAATCCACATCCGGCAGATCATCACAACCAGTAATAATTCTTTTTACAGCTGAATATCCGGATAAGTTACCTGCGGCATCTTCAGCGCGTCCTTTTAGGATGTGATTGCCCTCAGCCAACGCAAGCGCGGAAACAGACCACGCTCCGCCCGACACCACAGGACTTGATTTCAAGGTCGCATCATCATAAAGATGAACTTTTACTGCAGACATTTATTGTCTCCTTGCATTAAGTCTTATTAACCTTCATCGTCTTCTTCATCTTCATCCTTATCGAAAAGCTCGATAAGTTCATCAAAGACCGGTGAAATAACCCGGGCACAATCAAGTAGCTCGGGACCGACCTTATTGAAAGCCTCACCCAGAGTTACCCGTTCTCCACCGGGACTGTCCGGGAGCTTGGCTTCTTTGATTGCATTTTTGACATCTTCCCACTCTTTTTCAAGTTCGGGACGTTTCTGAATTGCCTTTCCGATAAGCACTCCGATCTGAAGTGCGATTTCAAAACCTTTGTTAAATTTCATTTCTTTTCCTTTATTCTTATGGGTTTGGCGGTATCAGCCGACCTTCTGAAAACAAACGGTTTTCAAATTCCAAGAATTGGCTTTTTACCGCTTTATTGATTGCTTCAGTCAGTTCTTTCTTGCTGATCACCCTTTCATTTACTTTTGTTAGATTGATAAGAAGGCTTTCAATCCGGGCATCGGTGCATTTTCTGTAATCATCCAGATCATCATCCACGTCATCAACCTTGCTTTTCAAGTTGGCATAGACAACTCCCATGATAGCCGTAACAACACCAATAAGAATGCCAAGAATCCAAAGCAAGAGGCCTAGCGGGATGGTCAGAATAGTGTTGTCCATTTAAACTCCTAGGCAATGGCGCCAATGACAAAAGGCCAGTTGTCGCCAATGACAAACTTCTTAACCGTAATCTTCGTCTTACCGCCTTCGACCTTTGGACGCACCATCCAACCAAGGCCCTCAGAGGTCGTCGCAGGTTTAGTGAAAGTGACCTTCTTTGCCTTTCCCGGAAATTCAAACTCGACCTTTGTCAGGTCATCGTTGATCAGGGCAAGATCTGTATTATCGACTTCACTGAACACAATTTCACCTGTGCCGTTTCGTCCGATCAGATCATCAATGCGATCCTCGAGACTATCCACCTCATCTTCCGAGTTGAGGGTCAAAGAATCCTTTTTCAGGCCTTCTATACGAAGCTTCTCTTCTTCGGCTTCGGTCTCGTCCAAGCCATAGCAAACCATGGTTACCGGACCGTTTAATACTTTTGTTTTATCAAGAGACATTTCGCTCTCCTATTCGTTAATCGTTACTTTCAGGACAAATGTCAAAATGACGTGTTTGTCGTAGTTCTGCATATCCCATTCAAGGAACTCGATCTCGGCAATATTCTTTGAGGTAGCGCCCTCAAGCGATTTAACACTGTCATACGCGTCACCAATTTTCTTCAGGTAACTGTCGTTTGTACTTGATAGGCAAAACTCAATAGCCCATGGAGTCTCCATCCAGTCATCGGCTTCATATTCTTCAGATTTTTGCCCTGAACCCGGCTTAATGGCATAACCGCTGTTATGAGTTGGAGCCGGGAAAAGGTCAAGTTCGAAGTTGAACCACTTGTCAATTGTGAGGTATTTAAACCCTTTGCTGTTGATGTGATCTTTGATCACTTTGTGTATTGCTTTAAAATCGATGATCATATCAGCGTCCGAATGTTATTCTCCGGAACTCCAAGTTGCGCGTTTCATCTGTTCCCTGGACGCCGTTATCATCAGAATCAATGAAATACCGAATAGGCGTTTTTTCGGCCAGTTTGCGGTAATGTTCTGATTCTTCATACCGGTCACTCGCACTGAAGATCAAGGATAGGGCAATGTAGACCCTCCGGTCTTTCAGCGTTTCTTCAACAGGATGATCCTTCACTTTCACAATCAGATCTTCAATTTCTGCTTCGGTATATTCGGGATATTCCAACCGTAGCTGTTTGCTTACATTCCGGTACTCTTCCCTATTGGCAGCTTCGATTTGATTTGAAAAATCGGATTGTCCCTCAAAGAGAAATAGCTCGATATCCGGCCGTACCTTTTTTAGATCTGCCGTCGTCAATTCTATATTTCCAATGTTCGCAGACACTACTCATCGATTCCGTCATAATCAGTTAGAATATCATCCGCCAAATAAAAGGTCGCTGCCAAGTCGTCAGTTGTCGCATCGAAAGGACCGGTCACAATGAAGTAACCAAGATCGGCTTCTCCTGCCGGTACTGCAGGTATATTATCCAAAGCTAAGGCCTCGGTATCCTGATCGACGCCTTTAGTTATCGTAACAGTCCCGGAACTATCGATACTTACTCGGAAGGCTGCCAGTTTATCTGCGGCTACATCATGCGTATCGGCCGTAAAAGCAACTTCTGATTCAGCTTTACTGACATTCACACCGGCAAACACACAGAGATTGGCCCCAACCTTCAGTGCTTTGGCCGACGTTGTGCCCACAGCAAGCGTAACAGAAGACAATAGGCCCGTTACTTCCCCAGAGATGATATCCTTGATATCCTTAAGAAAATCGCCCAAAGGGAGCGCCTTTAACATCGGGCAACCGGAGTTCATTCTGTCGCGCAGTTTCATTTAAACACCTCCAAGAAAGTGTCTTTGAACCGTGCCAGCTGATCAGGAAGGCGATCAGATTTCGCAGCTTCTATAAGCTCGGCCGGTGTTGGGAAAGCTTTCTTTATCTCTTCGGCACTTTTTTCACCGATACCTTTGATTGCTACGAGCTTTTCAAAGTAAGGTGAATGTGTTTCATCAGCCGATGTTTGAGATCCGTCAAGCGGTGTTTCGGAAAGCTCTGCATACTTTCGCAAGAGATAGATCGCAAAGTTCTTTGAAAAAGTGTTTTTACCCTTTTTCACTTTCTCGATTTTATTGCGATAATAAACCGGAAATTCTTTTGAGGAATAAACATCTATCGCGAGCGTTTCAGAGAGCGATTCAAGTTCATTTGTTCTTTCCGGTTCGGGTAATGATAAAATCTTACGTATCATTTCTTACCTCATAATTGTTAAAGGGGCGGCAGTCAGCCGCCCCGAATTGAATTTCGTTACTGAATATCCCGGAGGCTTGCCTGACGGTAGGCATTCTTGCAGACAAGGTTCAGGTAGGCAATAACAGCCAAGTCAGTCGAGTCCTTGGCCGTAGGAATGGTTTCAATTTTGAACATTCCCTTGACGTTCTGACCCAGCGAGTTCGCGGCCTCCTGCGTCAGATATTCCAGATGGAAATCGTCTGCCATAACAAAATCCATCTGATCGGGATAACCCGGGAAAGGGATAATTGCACGGCCTTTATAAGCAACCGCTTCAAATGATAAATCACCAACAGTTACATTAACATAGCGACGGCGATCGCCCAATAGTCGTGCATACTGTTCAGCCAGAGTATCATTCGTCCAGATTTGGTTGTAGGTGACGCCTCTTACCGAAGTAAGCTCTTGATGAGTTGCAAACATCAGATCTTCTGTAATATCCCGCAAAGTGCCGCCATTATCGTTGATGTAAGCGGCCAACCACGCGTATACTGCGCGATCAAGGGCTTCATTGGAGTAATTCCCGCTGTCAGCGATATGGTATTTAATACCCTGCACATCTTTACCGGAATTACCTGTGCCATCGCCCATTAGCATGGTGTTTATGTCTTTGACCAGATCCTTTGTTGCGTCAAATACCTCCTGTTTGACCATGTCGTTGATTTCAAGAACGCCTCCGTTTTTGGAGATGGCTTGAACAAGACCATCGACACTGATGGGCTTGTAGACGCGCTTCCACGGAAAATGGAGTGTTTTCCGGGACTGTTTGCCACCGGTTGTCAGATCATCGCCTTCAGCAAAGGATCCGCCACCGGAGTTCCCCGCGTAATGATATTTAACACCAATCTCGCCTTTGATTGATGATTTGACCGGCAGGTGTTTGAAAAAAGGCGCTTCATTATTGAAAGCTTTCTGGTAGCTCTTAATAGGAATCGAGTTCAGAATGCTTTGAATATCACTTAAAGTGACCATTATTTCCTCACTTGTTTTTCGTTAACTATCAAACTGATCGAAGCCGGACATGAATTGCTTCTCAAGATCCGCTTCGCTTTTCACCTCCGACGGTTTAATATTCCCGCCGGGTTGATCTGAGCGCGGTGATCCATCTACGACCTGTTTGTCAACTTTTCCAAAAATACCGGCAGCTTCGTGTTCTTCAATTTTTGCAATATTGAACTCGAGATCTGTATCTTCCATTTTGGAGAGATCATAATTCCCGTCCTTGTCAGGATCGGGAAGCTTATAAAAGCCTTTTACGTTCTCAAATTTGGGATGCTTGGAAATGACTTTGAGTTTTGTGCCGAATGAATCGCGCTGGCCCTTAAGAGTCTTTGATTTGTATTCTCTCAAGGTTTCCACCTCTTTTGTGAGTTCAGTGGTGTCTGTTTTCTTTTTCAGGTTTTCAATCTCATCGTCTTTATCGGCGATCTGCTTTTCATAGTCGCGGATCTTTTCTTTCCGGCCTTTTGATTCACCGTTAACACGTAAAATATCTTCCTGAAGGTCTGTCACCCCGCTCTCAATTGCTTTGAGATCAGAGTTTAACTTTGCGACTTCCTCGTCGCCTAACTTTGAGCGAACCTGCTCTATCTTTGCCCGGGCTTGGGCGATGATTTCTTTGATTTTCACTATGACAGCTCCATCATTTGTTTATCGACTTGCGACAACAAATTATTTCACTGTCAATACAAAATCACCCGAATTCGTTTTCGGGTAAATTAAGTTATTGTGTTTATGTTAGTTGGGTTGGATTTTAAATTGACTATTGAATTATCAATATTTTATAATGGGCTTTTCCCAGAATAAAAACTTTCTGGGTTTGTTTCTGTTTTTAAACTTCCTGCTACAAACTAATTTTAAACATCCAATATCTGTTTCTTTATGACCGTCCTTCTTCATTTGACGCAAAGCACGTCTGTTTGAATAGCCCATTGTTTTATATTTATCAAATGCTTCTAAAGCCTTGTCAGATATATGGATCATTCTGAGTCCTTTTTCTTTTTGATAAGCTCTCCCACCTTTTTGTAGAATTCCTCGGTAAGCTCAAGCTCCTTATCATCCAGTACAAGACCGTCCTCAATATTTTCCATCTCTTTACGGTGCTGTTTTATTTTTTCACGATGCTTTTTATATTCAAGTTCAATTTCTTTCTTTAAATCCATATTTCCATCCGTATTTTTTAGCAATTTTAATCCAGACATTATGATAATGAGTTTTACTGGCAGTTTCAATCGTTATTTCTCCTTTGGCGATCTTTAACCAGTTCTTCTCAAGGATCTCCTTATTTATGAGCTCTACTTCATCCCAAAGGGACATAAAGAATTCATTTTTATTCACGTTTTCCGGGAGTACCGGTTTGATATAATAATAACCGTTTCCGAAAGGCGATTTGGGTGCAATTGCCCATATCTCATCTATGCCCATATCAAGAGTATGCTGTACATCAGCAAAGGAAAAACTGCTACTGCTTGGATGATTATGCATAAGCAGATCTGAGTTTTTCATTATATTGCATTCTGCATTCGAAAATCTTATTTCTGCTTCCTCACCACCCTTTGACAGAATAACATTCCTACCCTTAAAGCAATAGGCATGCTCAGTCTTATTCCCTGTTCTGTTAAGAATGTCCTTTATTGCTTCTTCATTTGTCATTTGAACAATCGGCTTAATTCCTTTGACCGGTTTGAGCTTGCACTTACAGCCAAAAGAACATTGAGTCTTACCTTCGCCCGGCAGGCCTGTATCCAGTTTCCGCCATTCCCCAATCGTCATGGGTTCCATCTTTGATAATCTTAAACAGTCATGGCAATGGTGAGTGATCACTTCCCCCAATACCCACTTAAGAAGTTCATCGGGATGTTGATCGCCATATTCATGGACCGGAAGTGCGACAAGTTTGTTTTCAAGTTCATTTATCAATTTATCCTGCCGGGTCCAGTATGCCTTTGCAAAGCCCTGATTATTTTGGATCCATCCCATAACAATGGCTTCTGCTTGCGGAATTGAGTACCCCTGCTGGACAAGTTTAAGGGCTTCCACCTCCGCTTGATCAAGAAGGTGGTTTATTTCAGCTTCAAATTGTTTAACAACAAGCTGAAGGCTCAATTTTACCTGATTCCCGCTAACAATGAATGATTGATTCACATCCGTACCTTTGTCTTGATTCGTTTTGAAAATTCATTCTTAAACTGTGGATCCAACTGCCGGTTAAGTTCTTTTTTAAATCTTGACGGAAACCGACTGCCTGCGGGAAACTGGCCAAAGATCCCGGAGTATCCCTTCTTATTATGCCACAGAAATAGTTGTTTGTATGTTGGGATCTTCGCGATATTTCGTTTTTGGTATGTTCGCTTTTGGGTTTTGGCGCGCCGGACGTAGGGCCGTTGGCCTTTGTGACCACCCGGCACCCCCATGTAAGTGTATCGGCCGCTATGCTTTTCATCGCTGGCCTGGACAATCATGCGGTCTTTGGATGCAGACGATTTGAACCCGTTTTTATACAGATCCCGGGTGTCTATCATCCAGTGGTCCTTCCCCTTTCTTTCGACTGTACTGTCTGCATTGTGAGGAGCGGCATCCATTCGGATACCTTTTTTCTGCGTCAATAACCGCCGGTAGCTTGCGATCAACTTCTTTGCTTCATCCTGAAAGAACTTTGTGAAATCGAGCTTTATTCTTGCAGCCATTCCAACCCTAGGTTCAATGAATTATTGACGATGCGTTTGGATAGTCTGTCGATATCTTTTTTAAATTCCGGTGCCAGTTTATCACGATTAAATCCATGCTTTTTTAGTCGTTTCTTTATCATGGCCTGAAAGGAGATTTGATTTTGCCGTGTGTCTTTGAGTTGTTTGTCGATAAGTTCTCGTATTTCCATTATTCTTGCTCATTATCAGGTTCAGGAACCGTCACACCGCGGCCATTTATCTTATTCCAATCATCAAGGTTCTCTTCGACAAATTTCTGCGCTTCCTCTTTTGTCATTTCCGGGTTACGTTGCATGACGTAAAGAACCGGAGACGATACACCATCCTCCCATTTCAATTTTTCCAGTTCGTATTCTGCTTTTTCATCAGTGATCACCCTAGGACGCTGATATTCGATCGTGAGCTCTTTTAAAATATTTATATCGATCTCTTTGTCGGTTCTCTGAGCAATATCGCCTTTATTCTGGACCCCTTTGTGGAAGTTGTTCACCTCAATGATCGTTTTGATCAATTCCCGGTCATACGTGCGCAGGATCTGAATATCTTTTGACCATTGGTTAAGAATGGGCTGATTCTTTATGGCCAATGCAATGCCGGAAAGCGAGCTTTCTATTTCACGTTTTAAAACAGAATCAACCCCCTGCATTGACCCGGCCATATCGGAGAGCTTTTGAATGAAATTCACAATGCTGTCCAAATAAAGATCCGCCTGGACAATCTTTGCGTCCGCTTTTTCGATCCCCTTCCCCATCGTTTCACTTTCTTTTGGGAAGATCGGATATTTGACACCAACTTTAAATCGGCGGTTTTTACTTCCTGTTTCATCGGGATACTCATCTTCTGTTTGAGTGCCTTCCGGTGTAAAGTTCATGATCAATAAGCGAATATTTTGCTGGATTGCATCGTCGGTTGTAATGGTAAGCAATAGATTTAAAATACGGCAAAGCGACACGATCCAGTCCATACCGTTTCCCCAAAACTCGCCGTTGTGTTCCCGGTAACGGTATATTACCCATGGCCAGTAGCCGGGTGATTTGACGTCATTATTATTGCCGATTTTGATGCGATCGGCTAGAAACTGACCCGTATCCGGATCGATCTTGGGTTCTTCCTTGCTGAGATAATGCTCTTTTGTAATCCGGTCCCAAACAACCCACATTTTCTCATCCCGCACGGTATACGTCTCGTAAGCAACGGCCCGCGCCTCATACCTGAACGACGGATAGGGAAAGACCCGGCATGTCCCGACCGTATAATCATTTTCAATAAAGATACGATCTAAATCCTCGTTGTACCGGACGTAGTTGAGGATACAGTTATGAAGTCGCATTTTGATATTGTTACCCTGCATAACCTGATTGATTTTTACCTCTGTCATTAGACGGGTAAATCGCTCCTTCTGCTCATCCGAAACTTCTTTTGAGAACTTAAAAACCGGTGGTGTGTCATAGACGTTGCAGATCTTTTCCATGAAAGCGCTGACAAAGTTGTCAAGCGTGATCGGAATACAGGCTTTTATATCCTGTTCGGAAAGATGCCGCTTGAGATCCAACACAAGCTGTTTGACAATAATGTTATTGTCTTCCTCAAGGAAATTACTCCTCAAGTTAGCTTTGGCCCGTTGAATTGTAGCTGTTTCTCCACCGACAATACCAATATTCAGGGCATGATGATCGTTTATGTTCATTTCTGCGCAATCCTTTCTGCTTTTTTACCTGTATAATCTTCCCATCGATGAATAACCACATCACAATAACGAGGATCTATTTCAGCGCCGTAACACACCCGGCCGGTCCGCTCGCATGAAATGATCGTTGAACCGCTCCCAAGGAAAGGATCGCAAACGATATCATCACGTTTACTGCTGTTCTTGATCATATAGGTGAGCAGTTCAACCGGTTTCATTGTAGGGTGATCAAGGCTTTTATCGGGTTTGTCAAACTCCAGTATTGTTGACTGGCTCCGGTCTCCGTACCAGTTGTGCGCTTCGCCGGGTTTCCATCCGTACAGGCAAGGTTCATGCTGCCACTGGTAGTCCTGGCGCCCCAAGACAAAGCCGTTTGTCTTATACCATATCAGGCACTGCCTTAATGACAAACCCGCTTCAATAACCGCCCGGCGGCACGTCAGTCCCTCCGTGTCGGCATGGAACAGGTAAAACGAAGCCCCTTTGTTGAGATATGTCACAGCATTACCGATCGTATCAGTAAGAAATTTAAGATACTCAGTTGCTCCCATTTTGTCATTTTGGATTTTCAGTGCTTTCTCTGTCCCGCCGGTGTAATCAACGTTATAAGGCGGGTCTGTGAGCAAGAGAGACGCTGTCACTTTGTCTTCAAATAGTGTTTCCATGGTGGCCGGGTCCGCAGCATCCCCGCAAATAAGAATGTGACGACCCAATTGCCACGTATCACCCGGCTGACAAATTGCAGGTGGTTCTTCGGGTACGTCGTCCGGATCTGTCAGTCCTTCCTCTTCCTGAAATTCGATATTTTCAAATCCAAAGGTCTCCATGTCAAAATCAAGTTCATTTAACAACTCCAGTTCAATTTGGAGCAGCTCTTCATCCCATGTGGACTGTTCGGCCACCTTATTGTCAGCAAGCCTGAAAGCTTTAACCTGTGCGTCTGAAAGGTCGTCGGCAATCAATACGGGCACTTCATCCAGATCGAGCTTCTGTGCGGCTTGGTAGCGCCCGTGTCCGGCAATTATGACGTTATGGGCGTCAATAACAATCGGAACTTTAAACCCGAACTCATGTATTGAGCTTGCTACGGCATCTACAGACTTTTCAGAATGGTTGCGCGGGTTTCCGTGATACGGGATCAGTTCATTTAATTTCTTTGTGATAATTTCCATTGTGTCATCCTTATACATAAAATTGTTTTGCGTATTTCCACCAGATCAGGTAATCACCCGCGTCACTAGCATGGGTTAGTTCAGGGTCGGATTTATCTTTCCCGCCTTTGCCGTCACCTTCGCATTCGCCAAGATCCCGGATGTAATATTTACAGGATTTGTCAATGAACATTTTCTTGTGTTCCAAGAGCGAGCAGGTGATATTCACCCGGCCGTTGATCGACGGATGGTAGGACAATATTTTCTTTATCACTTTCCACCCGGCGGCTTCAAGTGCCTTTTTGATCAGTGTGTAATCGGTGCTATGGTCCCGGTGCGTTTCATAGTCGTTTGCCGGGTCGCCGGTCAAATAGACAAGCTTTTTATTCCAGTGTGAGAACCTGTCAATAAACTGCTTTGCGTTGGCCGGTGTCTTTGCATTGATAGGCATGGAGATCTCTGCAATAAATTTGATCGTGTCTCCGTCAAACTGGGCCACTTCCCATACCATAGGTGATTTGTTAAAATCGCAGGTGAGATAAAGCGGGGACCATAAATCTGATTTGAGTTCCTGGACATTCAGGTCCTGATTGAAATTGTAGTAGAGGTTACCGTCGTAACTGACGAAATCACCCTCATATTCCTGCGCAAATGATCGTTCATCCATTTGTCTCCGGGCTGATTCGATCTCTTTGGCCGGGAGAACATCGGAAGAAAACCATGTATGAAAGGACCATTCGTCATCTTCCGGGTTCGTCGCATATGCGCCCTCCATGGGCACCGTAGCCGGTATAATGCCACCTGCGGCATATTGACACATTCTGAAATAATGGTTTCTGCCTTCAGGAGTGCCTTCTATGATAGAGAACCCGTTATTATCAGCAAGGATGGGTCTGATATGGTAGTCCCATATATCAGGTTTTGTATTGCCGGTTTCAGAGATCATCACCCCCTTGACCGGCGGAGTTGTCTGCCCCTCGATGCGTTGCGGGTCATCAAGGCCGCTTATCTTGATAATGGACCCGTTGACAAGTGAAATGGCCAGTTCCGTTTCAGACGGTTTCTTAGCCCAGAAGAGTTTTGTGTCTCGCTTCAGGCTCTCCCAATAGATCATCTTTGCCTGTGGCCGGGTTGGTGCGGTAAAGAAATAAGCATGCGCAGGCAGGTCAAAGGCTCCGCGCCCGGGATCCGTGAGCATCTTCCTCATCCCGATGAGAGTTTTCCGGGACCGGCGACCGGCAGCAATAACAATAAAGCGGTGCAGGTCATTGTATAGCCTCAAATTTGCCGGTGTCAGGTTACGCAAGCGAACCGGCGCAATGCTTTCTATTGAAGCGCTCACTTCGTATCGCCCTCCCTGATCAGTTCATTGAACTCTTGTAATCTCTCGTTCATGTTCTCGCCGGACCCGTAGTCCTCTATCCTCTCTCTCCACTGCTTGGAGCGTCGGTTCTTAAGCCAGAAGATACAGGCCGCTACGTCCGGGGGAAGGTAATGTACTGTCTTCTTCGTGACCGTTGCTTTGGAGCCGTTCTTATATTTTTTTATCTCCTGATGCACTTCTTCATAGTTATGACCAAGGGCACGTTTTAAAAGGGCGTTCTCAACTTCAAAGTCAACCGGTCCCTTCCCCCTTTTTATGGCGTCAGAAAAGTCAGGATACTTTTTCTGATATCGGTAGAAAGTATCTTTGGATATACCGAGATTATGAGCAATCTGCTCATCGGTAAGACCGTCTCGAGCCCACCCTTCAGCCAGTAACGGAAAAGTATTTTCATCATATTTCGACTTCGCCACTTCTTACTCATTGTGTAACCACGGCAAGTTATTTGAGAACCGAAGCAAATTCACCCGAATTCGTTTTCGGGTAAATTGCCCCCAATGGACAAAGCCCCGCAAATGCAGGGCCTTGAAGGTAAAGGATCTGGGTAAAGTGGATTAGATTTTATGCATAGGCAGCTCCTTTATATTTTAACCTTGGAGACAATTTTTTCTATCGTCCTCTCCCCTATAGGTTCTCCCCGGACAAGACAAGCGCCCTGAACGACACTTAACCTGTCGCAATATCTCATTTGAATATTCGCATGTTTTTCAGCTAAGAGCAGGCCTCTCCAAACGTTCTGTATGGCAAGATCACGCAGGTCGTTATTCTTAACCAAGTGGATGTCAGTCGTGAATGTTAAATCATCGATGAAGGACATGAAGTAATTCCTTTTGTTCTTAAGAGGAATGATTTTCCTCGCATTATGTTTTCTTTAAGCCGTTGACGTTAAAAGAGGATTAAGCCATAGCTTTCAGCCCGGCAATCGGGCTTGTCCCCTTTTCTGCGGCGCGAATTAATGGTTTGTGGTACCCTGACCCGGCATCTTCCTCTTTTTTCGTTAGTTCCCATAAATAGCGGTTTTTTCCAAATGCCCCAGAGAACAAGAAGGGTATCGGCTTTTTGATGTGATCCGTCGTATTGATATCCTCCATCCTGCGCAGAACAGTCCTGAAAAAGATCTCTGTCGAGTAATAATCGATTTGGATCTGTTTGAGGTTCTTAAGGACTGAATTCCTGAGTGCTGAAATATCATCCGGACTGAAGGAAACTGAGAAACGGTTCTTGAACCCGCTAATGAACTTCATTATAACCTGATCTAGGTTATCAGTATCAGTATCAGTCTGTTTTATTTCGTTTCTTTTAGTTTCTTTTCGTTTCGTTTGTGGATTATCAACACCTTTTTCGGGGGTTTCTTCGGGGGAAACATTAGTTTCTTCTGCATTAATGCCCGTTATTGCATCAGAAACAGGACAAGGGGGCGGATCAGGCTCTTTAGGTGGTTCGGGGGTGTTCGAGTTATCCACATCTTTTCCCAAGAGCCAATAGTCCCAGTTGATATGCGTTTTTGATCTGCGGAGATCACTGAGGATGTTGATGTATCTCCTCTGGATCCCGACTGAGGTCAAAATGCCATACCGTTTGAATTTTCCTTCATCAAAGAATTTAGCTTTGAGAGATACGTTGATGATCTCCTGTACCTGTCCCTCAGACATCCCGAGCAAGTCAGCAATGTCAAAAGGCAAATCCTCATCCCACCGGATGTAATACCCATCTTCATAATAAATATTACCCAGCAGGCAGGTTAGTACCGTCCCGGATGCGGGACCGCAAGCCTTGAGTACCCTTCGTATTTTTCGATCGTGATAAAAATCGCGGTCGAGCGGAAAGTAATCCAAACCTTTTTTAGGTGGTCTTGCCATATATATCCTATTGAAATACCCCTAGCTGATATGATTTCTCACCATAGATCATTTTAGGGATAAAGTTCATTGTTGTACTGAATGCGATGCGCTGTGCTGCATGACGATCACAGAAAAGGCGGTATTCATAGCCATTGCTGTCTCTTTTTTTCCGTTTTTCAATCAGCCAACCTTCAGCTTCAAGATCTCTTTTGCGCCTCTTCCCCGCCTCTCCGCCGATCGCGGGGTGAGTCAATACATGACCCGGCACCCATCCGTCCTTTGCAGGGTAGCTTACGCTGTTCAAAAGAAGATATCCTTGGGCCTTTGCCAAGGCTAGCGCGCGCAGCACATTCTGTTTGGTAGTTTCATGCGTATTCATATGCCTTCCTTTTTTACCCCGGCGCTCAGTCAGTCAAGAAGGAGTGAACGCCGGGGCTCGAGGTTGTCAGTTAAAATGGGAGATCGTCATCTTCCTCCGGAGGAATAGTCGGCTCTTCGGCTTCAGGTAAGGTCTCCTGCTCTTGGTAGGGTGACCGGGGTTGCGCCTGATCAGCTTTGTCAAGGAACTGGAACTGCTCGACAAGAATGCTTGTCGTATAGTGGTCAGTGCCGCCGTTATCAGTCCACTTTCGCGTCTGGAGGCGTCCGGTCAAATACACAAGGCGCCCTTTTGCCGCGAAACGCGTGATATATTCGGCGATCTTTCCAAAAGCCGTACATCTATGCCATTCCGTCTCTTCTTTCCATTCATCGCGGGCAAATTCGGACTTTTTTGCCGTTGTCGTTGCAATGCTCATGTTTGCAATTGCAAGCCCGGTTGTAGTGGTGCGTCGTTCCGGGTTCTGCCCGAGACGACCGATGATCACAACTTGATTGAGAGAGTGCTTATGCATTCTGGTTCCCTCCCTCTGAATTGTTGTTTTTCAAGGAAGCCTTGTGTTCTTTGACCTTTTCCTGAATCTCTTTATAGACCGTTTCCATGATCGCGGGACTGGTAATCTCGTTGCAATGTTCGTATCCATGACTGCCCAGGATCTGATAATATTCTTTTTCAGATCCGCTCAATTCCAAGATGCGAGATTTGATTTTGCTCATGGCCGAAAGGAAGTTCTTTGTCTTCTCGTCCATGATCGGGGGTTTTTCGCCCAACACCTCCGCATCCTCGGCCTTTTCGATGTTGATCGGGGGTTTATTGCCATTCTGATTAGTTCGGGCCTTAGAAGCCGTATTTCCACCCGGCGGTTCTTCCCAGCGTTCAGATTCATCATATGTACCGGCAAAGACGGATTGATATGCCATCCGGAGGGCTTGCGCTTCGGCAACTTTCTTTATCATGGTCTCCGGCATCCTTTTCCAATTTGAAAAGCCGGTGTTGTATTCAGAGAACTTCACGCTTTCCCGGAAAGGATGATCGATGCCCTTGCGGTATACTTCGCAATATGCTCCAATCAGGCGTCCGCGATTATTGAAATTGATCTTGTGCTTGACCCGGCCGTTCTCAATTTCAAATACGTCGTTCTCATAGATCGCCTCTTTGCTGTGCCCGTTATAGTCGGATTGCGATTGTGCGTTCTTACGGTATCCGTCCCTTCCGATAAAAATTGAAGGTGCACGGTTATCGTATTTCACAGCCCAAATCTCGCGGACAAAAGGGTTCAGGTTAAGGGACTTGCCCATCTCGACGAACATGGTGAACTCAGTCGGCGTGAGATCTTTTCCGAAGGTCTGTTGTATTGCCTTCAGGTTCTCGTCCCAGACCGATTTTACTACCACTTGTTTTTCATCTGTTTTTGTCATATTTTACCTCTTCGTGTTTCCAAATTTAAACGACACGAATGAGAGCCGGGCGTCCATCCCGGCTTTCTCTTTCGTAAAAAAGTTTTCAATTAACCTCCTCTGCATTTTTGTTTTTCCTTTCTTGATTTGATCTGACATTTGATTCATTCCTCATTTTAATTGTGGTCCCGGCAGGTTTCGATCCTGCGCCCTTCCGGATGTCAAGTTGCATCATTTGATTCCAGACGCTCTGCCAACTGAGCTACGGGACCGGGACAGAACAGTCAAACTGTCCCTACGCCTATATAGCCTTTCAGCTATTCCACGATTTTAAGTGACTGTTTTTAGTTTTTTGGGAGACGGCTTTTACACCGCCTCCCATCTATGGGATAAGCATAGAGTGGTCATAATTCTTTGATGAACATAAAATTCTTCCAAAACCCCATATACCTGATATCAATACAGTCCTCTTCTGTTAAATGACCCTGCTTCTTTGCTTGAATACCGTACTTGAGAGCTGTCTCCAGTTGGTGAGTGTTTTCCGCAAGATTCACTTCCCTTTTGCACCGTTCTGCAATTTCACGTGAGTTAAGCATATCTGCCTCCTAGTTGTCTGCGACTTGTATAGATGTGGTCCAGGGCACGTTCATGAATGAAAATGTGCCCGGTGGGGTCCCTGAATACACAGGTGTTCGGGATGATCCCGGTTGCAATCCACCGCTCCACAGTCCGCGGTGATTTTTCAATTTCCATTGCAAAGGTTCTTTTTGACATTTTCTTATTTCGCTGCATCGATTGACTCCATAAATCCTGTAAGTTCTGTAATTAACTGCCGTGTGAGGGTTTTCAGCTCTTTCTTGTTTCGCTGATCAATGATTCCATCTGCTACGCTTCGCTCGTATAATTCAGCAAGATCACCCAGCATTTTCATATTTGTCAGTATTGACGAAGTATGGCCTTTTTTATCTTTTGATCTAGGTATGCGACTCAACACATATTCTGTATCACGAAGAAAAACTTCAATGAACTGGGGATCCTTGGTGATCCTCACCAGCTCGCCCAACAGTTCAATAGGAAAATCCTGCTCCCCTCTGCAGTATGCATAAAAAGTGGACACAGCGCGGTCCAATTCCGGAGCGATCTGCTTCACAATATATTTGCTGTTGACACCGATAAACTTCTCGTATAGAATCCCCTGAAAGTCGTTGTTAATCATAATATTATCTGCCTTTTATTGTCTCATTTTGAACATTCGTTCGTATTTTAATGATACGTTTGTTCGTATTATTGCTTGCCGTTAACATGTAAACGTTGTAATTTCTCATCAAATTGGTCAGCAAGAATTTCAAAGAAAGACAGGACTCTGGATGAATTATCCCGTCTTGCTATGAACTTGTTAACCATGGTCTTTGAAACGCCCAACTGGCGGCCCACTTCAGCTTGACTTAAACCGGCTACGATAAGCAGTTCTTTCATATAGAGCGAATCTGCCTCGTGATTGCCGGTCAGGATCCGTGAGTCCGGGGTTGGTTTGGGTAAAACGTTCATCATTAATCCTTATGTTTACTTAGGATATTGTTATTTTAAATAGGTAGTAGATCTTCGACCCCTTGTCTCAAATTGTCCTTCCGGAGGCAAGTTTGAATCTCTGCAACCCTTCTCAATGACCACCCGTTTCTGTGTCGGGTTGCCATAAAAATAAACACATACGTTGCTATTGTCAACACATTTGTGTTGCTTTATAATATGCGCGTTATTATTTGAGGTATAAATGAGTGTAGGAAGTCGTTTAAAATTAATAAGAAAGGACTTACATCTAAGTCAGAAAAAATTTAGTGAAAATTTTTCAGTTCATTATAGAACCATTGATAATTATGAAAAAGATCTAAGAGAAATCCCACAAAGTTTCATGTCAAAACTTTTTCAAATGGGGTATAGTATTTCTTGGCTTCTTACGGGTGATGGTTCAATGCGGTCTTCAGATTATACTCCAGAGGATTCTGTTCCTTTTAGAGCAAAAGGCGGTATTCCAGTGCTAGGATTAACAGCAGCCGGAACTGATGGATTTTTCGACGATGTGAACGTTCCCCGGATCCAAGAAGCCGAGGAATTCATCCCCCGACCGGAAGGATGCAAAGACCCTAATGCGTACGCTCTTCAAATATCACTTCTCAACGGTGATAGTATGATGCCGTTTTTCAGACCCTCAGAGCTCATAATCGCATCCCCGATGGAAACAGTTGTCAATAACGATAAGGCGATTGTAAAATTGAGGGATGGAAGGGTATTATTTAAAGTTATAAAGTTCAGAGAAGATCATATTGAATTGATTAGTGCTAATCCGGCATACAAGCCTATAACGGTGCCATCTACAGATCTAGTATTTGCTCATAAAGTAATTGGAAGTTGGGGAAAATAATGGGCCTTTACCACACAAACAATCTAATTGAAACAGCTCAAGTAATCCATCATGAAGTAAAAATGGATGAACCGAATGATATTATTGAGATTTATGAAGGTAAAATGGAAATTCTTATAGGCGATGAAACTATCAAAGTTCAAGGATGTATTGCTTTCGAATGGCTTCCTTTTCCAAATATATATTTAGAAGCAAAAATAGACGCTTTAGATCATGAGAAAATAAAATCTAAATTAGATAAACTTATTGAAATCATTTTTAATGGAGAAAAAATTGAAGGATTAAAACTATACCAAATAAATAAAAATAAAATTTTTTGCAGATCCGGAGGGAAAGTAACACAAGGGGAAATAAATGTATTAGTGGATAAAGTTGAATTTTGCATAACAAACTATGAAACACGATTATATAAAGAAATAATACATAAAGGCGAAAAAATAGGTTTATTTTTTCACCAACTTGAAACAGACGATTTGATAATCGCCCTTGGGATGGTAGAAAATTATTTTAAAAAGTATCTAGTTTTAAATGATCAACTGGGATATCTAATCCTTGCAAATGGCTATCTTTATAAAAAAGAGGATAAGCTTTCAAATCATGATTCTTCACTTATCCTTACGATATTAAGTCAATATCTTACTTTTCTAAATGGCAGATGGTGTAGTATTTGTTTTCAAAATGGTAAAATAGATGAAAATACTATTTGGAAAGATTACACTGTAATAAATCTCAATGAAGGTTTTTCTCATGCGATGGAGAGCTGGGTACCAATGTCTTCAGACAATGAATTTTCATTTTTATGGGATTCTTTCTACCACACATATATAGTGAATAATAATCATGAATTCATTAATCTTTTTATGATATTTTATACTAAGTCATGTTTCTATAATAAAATCGAAAACGCAATAATATTTTCCCAGACTGCATTGGAATTAATTTACAATTGGCAAAATGAAAATGAGTTACTTCCATTAGAACAAAGAGGGAAAAAAGAAGCATACAATAAAATAATATCTCTGTTAAAAATTATTGGAATTGATTCATCAGTACCTAATAATTTTTCCAACTTAAAAAATTATATCGATAAGAATGAAGGTATAAATGACGCAGTAAGAGCAATTACATCAACAAGAAATAAACTTATCCATTCAGGTGAAAAAAATAAAATTAGGAATTATAATGACATACCATATGAAGTAAAACAGGAAATTATGGAGCTAACAAGATATTATATCGAACTTTCTTTTCTAAAATTTCTAAATTATAATGGAAAATTCTACAATAGATGCACAAAGCTACCAGAGAGTGTTCCTTGGGCTAATAATTAATTTTTGTTAATTATAAAACGAAGATTTTTGATAAAATACCTTATAAAAATATTTATGCTAAGAATGGAAATATACTTTTGGGAGGCAATAGTCTAAAGTGGTTAAAATCAGTAACCGAAAATTCGACATCCACACCTTGGACAATCATAACACCGCTCGCCCCCCGCTTGACGGACGTTCTCAGCATTATTCCCCTATAATACATTTTTCCCTACCATTATTACCTCTTTTTTAATCTCTACCTACCTCAAACCTCTCATACTCCTCCCGCCCCATCACATTCACAAACTCCGGATCTATAATACAGACTTCCTCAAGGGTAAATTCAAATTTTTCGTATAGCTTTAAATCAATTTTATTTTCTTCATTTTTAGTACATAATCCTCTTTCTTTTTTATCAAGAATATCATCAACCAATTTTATAAATGGTTTTTGTTCATCAATATTGATCATTGGTAAAGGTATTCTCTCAATAGATTGTACATTTAGCATTACATCGCCTGCTCCAGTTGAGTCCGAGTTGTTTAATACAAAATACTCGGTAAATTTACTTTGCAGTAAAGATAGCAGATACTTATTGCATTTAGATGTTAATAGGGCTGCTGGTGCTGTAACAAACTTATTAGGTTTCAATAGGGCAAATGTTAAATTTCTGCCTACCGCTTTCCACACAATCTTCTCTTTTTCAAATTCTTTATAATAAGCAATAGGGTCTTGTGTTTCATACCATTTATTTAATGTTTTTTTTCTGGTTTTTTGTTTATTACCATTTTCATCAATGTAATCTTCACCAGTTTGTTTTATTTTTGGTAGAAACTGTTTCAAATATGCTTTAATTGCCGGATAATCATTAATATTAATATTTAATGCAGGCAAAGTTGCTATAAACCACTTATCCGCAAATTCCGCTTTATAACGTTTGATGTCTCTGCCGCGCAAAATGGGTTTGATAATCTCTGAACTTTTGGGATCTTCTGCAATCAGCCTGTCCTTGGTTGATCCATCAATAATGAAAGCTTCATTATAGCCGGTTAAAACACCACGATAAATATTTACATCCCAGTCTTTTAAAGGCGTACCAATCCTTTCAATCTTTTCTTTGATCTTTTGTTCTTCCGGTGTCAGAATGATCCAGCTTTCTCCATTCAGCTTACTTAAAGTAAGGAAATCAATATTAGTAAGTACATGATGCCCGTTATGTTTTTTCAAAGTAGCTGCTTTGAGACTTTGCTGATGCGCAAGATGATTTCTTATTAAAATAATATTTGTATCAACGGTGGCTGCATTGAAAACACCGGGCCCCATATCAATGAGAATCAAGGGTTCTTTTTTACTTAAAAACTTTCGTAAATATTTTCCGTAATCTGAGCGCATCCATTTGTTGGACGTAATAAAGCACAAAAGGCCATGTTTGGTTAGCAAATCCAAACCCTTTTCGTAAAACAAGCAATAAATATCCCCTGTTCGTGCAAATGTTTCATACCCCTGGTCCTTGTATAAATCTGCAAACTTTTGTTTTCCATCAAAATCTTTTTGCAGCTGAATATATGGCGGGTTCCCAATAACAATATCAAATCCTTTCTCAATGCCAAACATCCATTTGGCATCAAACCAGTCTGCGGGATTATCTTCAAAAGGATCCCAATCACTTAGCAGTGTCGCTGCCTTTTGGTTGGAAGCATAACTGTATTTAAGCAATTGAGTCTGTATTTGTTTTTGCAAGGATTTGAATTTTTGTTTTCCTTCCTCTTTTTCTTTCCCATAACAAGTAAAGAAGGACTCTCTTAATCGTGCAAGTTCCAATAAGCTTTGAGAAATCGTTGAGCCAAATACATCCTGCTGTGAAAAGTCTTCAATATCCGGTAAAGAGATCAAGGTGTTCGCACAAACAAACTTAAAGCTCAAGTTCGGTAAGGGGTGAATACCACGGTTTTCTTCATCGTCTTTGATGGTTTCATCAACAATTAGTGTTAGGAAAAAGCGTAATTTAGATATATCAATGGCCATTTGCTGAATATCTACGCCGTATAAACAGCGTTGAATAATCCCCAATTTACGCAAATAGCGAAAATCCTGATTCACAAGTTTTTCTTCAACCAGCTTTTTTTGATCTATATCCTTTATTTCCTCAATTTTATTGATCACCCAGTTCAGGGCATCGGGATCCACTTTTTCCAGGATCATACTTATAGTCTGCATAATACCCATGGGGAAAGCGGAAGAGCCACAGGCGGGATCTAATATCTTTAAATGATACAGTGCTTCGCTGACTGCCTCCTTTTCCTCTTTGCTTAGTTCAGGAGCTTCCTGAGAATAATCGATCAAGCATCGTAATTTTTCTTCATCAACAGATGTTTTTTGCATGATATAATGGACAATGCTTTCATTGCCCATATATTCAACAATCGTACGCGGTGTATAAAAACTTCCGGTGGAATTTCGGGCAGTTTCCTCGGTTTCCGGATTGATCTCAGCCAGCAAATTCTCAAAAATACGGCCGATCATTTCCGGATCAACACTTAAATCGACATCAACCGGCGTGCTCTCATCGATGGTAAAGTTATACGTTTCTAAAAGTTCAAAAAGCTCTTCAAACCAACTGTCCGGTATTTTTAAAACATTATCAAAAGCATGATCCTCCCGGAAATAATCATGATGGTGAGGTTCAAAAAGACCACCGTTAAGAAAAGGAATGCTTTGCCATAATGAATCTTCTTTGATCGTCTCTTTTCGTTCAGGCAAAGGGGTATTTAATGTTTGGAAAAAAAGTTTTTCCAGCACAGCATGATAATAATTGGGATGATTATTGACAGACTGCTTTGAAAGAATTTCATCTGGAATGAGCGGAACGGCATTTTTGGATTCTTTCTTCTTTAAAAACCAGCAAAAGATGATACGGCCGATCAGCCGTACGCCAAATTCTTTCAAACGCTTTGTCCATTCGGAGGAGCTGCCTTGGTCCGGCAAGTGGAATAAAGCGGGCATACTGTCCTCATTCTTACCACGTTTCCCGCCGGTAAGTTTTGTAAAAAGCCGGGCAACCTCACGAAAGAAATCTTCATTAACCACCTCAATGGAAAATGCTTCCTGCAGATTATCAAAGTCATGAATACGTTTACCCAGTTGTTTGGCCGGGGTGTGGGTTTTTGCATCCATCCCCAGAAAAAAGGAATAACGTCGGGGATTGGAAAACACTCTCTGGATTCGCCTGCCGCTGGCCTCTAGTTCCATTGTAATTAATGAAAGCCTGTAATTGTTTGGATTGTTCTTTGGAATGAACAACACCAATGCCCTGCGGTCTCCCATATAGGATAGTATTTTAAATATTTCACGACTGATGCCTACACGGGCATCATGGTATGAAGAATGATAAGCTTCATAAACTGCCAGGCCTAACTTATTAGATCGGCCTAAGTAGAATAACGATTGGATCTTTGAGGGTGTAAAGTTTAATTCATCAAAAGGGATCTCTTCTTCTTCAAAATAAAAATCATCTGCGAGAAGATCATTTTTTAAAAATGACATATATCGGTTTCTGTCATAAGCTTGCTGGAATAGGTTCTGAATATCCATTTTTATCCTTCGTAATTGAGTTCTTCAGACAAGATCAGGCTTTCATTTCCCTGATTCACGGCTTGTGCGCTTTTGATCATATTATTTAGGTATGCGTGCGATAGCTGAGATATTAAATTCCTATATTCTTTTTCAACAAAACCGGGGTTCGTATTGATTGCACGAATTTGCTTTAAGTAATAATCCGGCAAAGCACCCAATTCACGCATAACTGCAAGCAGATCCTTAGTGTAATCCCGGTATTCTGGACAAATATTGTTTTCTTCAATCCATTCAATTTTTTGGGTCGCATCCGTTAAGCCCTTGCTTCTTACGATTTTTTGTTTCCGGATGAACAGTTTATTTATGATCGCTTGGTAGATCTTATCAAATTCATCTGATACTTTATATCCTTTTTCGGTTCTTTCCGCTTTAAAAACGTGGAATGCCTTTTCTGCCGTTATTTGTTGAATATTTTCCGTGTCTTCTGAGAATTTAAAGATATATTCGTCGCCTTTTTTACCAAACACGATCACGCCCAGATCGCCTTTTTTGATTATTCTGCGTGTTCTGGCTCGCATGGGAATTCCACGAGCAGCTTTCAGCACTTCCGGGTGATGATATTCTACAACCGATAATTCCTGACGATAGGGTGTGTCCCAGGATATTTCTTCGTACTTACTTTTTTCTTTACGATATAATTCCGAGAATTTAGATTCCAGCGTGTCTTCGGCAGTAATAACGTGCGTATCTTCACCTAAAAGTGCGTTCATCATCGAGAATTTCAGCTGTGCGATCTGTTTTACACGTATTTCCGATTCACCGGTGACCGTTGGGAAATAGTTGTAAATATAGATGCTGTCGAAGACTTTTTTGTCAATTCGGTTAATACGCCCCACGCGCTGTATCACTCTTGTGGGATTGTAAGGTATATCATAATTAATGACAATTCCCGCACGGTGGAGGTTAAACCCTTCGCTAATCGCATCAGTTGCAAGCAAGACGTTAAAATCATCGCTTTGTTCACTGTAGGAAGCGTCGAAGTTTGTTTTTATTGCCTTTTTATTGAACTTGCTGTTATCTGCCGACGTGTATTTAAAAGCCTTAATAATAGATTTATTATTCCTTTTATATTCAGACACTTTGGCAAAAAGATAGTCGATGGTATCAGCATATCCCGAAAAAACAACGATCTTTCGTTTGGGATTTTCCTTGATCTTATCTTCCAAAGTTTGGATCAGAGTCAATATTTTCGGATCATAGTCCGGCAAAACAAGCGGCAATTGCTCCGGCTTAGGATAGTCCGTATTAAACCAGTCTTTATAAATTTTTGTCAGTAACTTAATATCTTTTAAAAGATCTTCAACAAATTCTTTTTTAATATTATCCCGGTCAATTAATACCATGCCTTTTTGGATGTATTTTTTTAGCTGATCCTCTAGCTCCATATCAAAACCTGCATCCACCGTATCCAAACTCATACTATCCTGAATTCTATCCAGATCCGGTAAATTTCCCCTCCGGTAGACAGGGATCTTCCCCAGTTCGTCATGCCAACGCTTTATTGTCAGCATCGACTGGATCATGCGTTCAAGTGTAATACGAAATGCCTGAATAGAGCTTTCAAAACGACTGACCAGTAAACGCCGCATAAAATTTGCCAAGTTGATCTGTGATTGCTTGACCATATTTATGTCGCCGAAATCCTTTTTTACATCCTCTTCAAATCTTTTAATGTTTTTAAGATAAGTAATAGGACGGTATCTTGCTCCGTTTAAACCTTTTACACCATCTTCAATCGGATCGATCGTATTGAGAGTTTTAATATACAGATCCGACAAAGGTCCCAGATCATACTCTAACCCCACTGGATCTTCCGGATTGGAAAAATCAATCTTTTGGGCTTCGAGATCTTTGCGGTATTCTTCAATAGCTTTAAGATCTAAACGTGTCCGGCGTATCAGAACAGGAGATAAAATATCCCTAATTTTTTTACTTAATTCGTCAATACGCAATTTTAGTTCGTTTTCTTTTTCTTCAAGTTCTTCAAGCATTGCCTTGCTGGGTTCATCAACCTTGCGTAATTCCTTCGTATCCTCGTTAATTTCGGCAGACAGTTGCTGAATTTTTTTATACTCAAGAATCAATTTTGCAAATTCATCCATCAGATTTTCTGTTGTTTGAATCGTAGATTTTGTAGGGATCTGGAAGAGTTTCATCAAGTTAAAAACGTCGCTGGGACGGTTATTGTAAGGCGTTGCCGAAAGCAATACCACTTTATTTCCTTGACACACCTGGTGTAAATGGGCATAATCTAAAGTCAGCGAGTTACGATATTTGTGAGCCTCATCAACAATAATAAGTTTCTTCTCATCAAATCGCATTGAAGCATGTAAAGCATCTTCTATTTTACCTGAAGAAAAAACCATGGCATTGAAATCAAACATCATCCGGTAATCTTCCCATTGATCTTTTAAATGCGGAGGACATATAATTATGGTTTTATAACCCAGATTATGCGCAATAGCAGAAGCAATAATGCTCTTCCCTAATCCTACTACATCCGAAATGATCACACCGTTGTGACGCTTGATGATATCTATTCCCTTGGCAATTGCATCACTTTGGTATTTAAGATTAAAAAATCTGTTCTTAGAAATTTCCTGAGGTAATTTAATTTCCGGTTTATTGAAGCTGAAATATTCATCTAAAACCCGGATATACATGATATAAGGACCGGGTACTTTTTCAAACCAGATCTTTTCTATCACCTCATCATAAAAATCATCAACAGAGTCCCTTCCGACAATTTCAACAGATTCATCCCATAATCGTTTAAAAAGTTTATATCCGGTATTATAATCGTTGGGGTCATGTGATAATACGTTTAATTCCGCACGACCTGAGAGGCCTGAGTAGGTTAGATTTGAAGAACCTGTGATAATATATCCCGGTTCTAAACCGCTAAGTGAGTATTCTTCATTCGACTCAAAAAGATAGACTTTTGCATGGTTTGGATTGAGTGTCTTACGGATTTCCAGCGTGCCGTTTTTAATTTTTTCCAGAAATATTTTAAAGGATTCCTGCTGTTCTTTTGTATCAAATAAGTGCGTCTGATTAAAAACATCTATGAATGATTGATTGAAATTATTCTTGATCTCTTTTCGGGATAATTCCATTTCATTGATATACTGATACTGTTTAATGTGATTCAGCATATCTCTTTCAATATTCATTCCGACCAGAATGCGTAATCTTTTGTCCTTAATGCTTTGATAGAGTTTATGAAAACCGCTGAAATAAAAATAACCGACCAGAAAGTGTAATTTTTCCGTCTTGGGTATAATGTCTTCCATCACTGAAGACAGCATTAATTCTTCATTTGAAATGAATTGTGCCATGAGAGCTCACTTAAATAATTTTTGTGTATTCCGTCACATTTATTAAACCTTTACAAGATGAAAATGTAAATAAATGAAAGCGCATTCACAAACATTACTTATCCTTTTGGCTGCTGATAATAATCTAGATTATGGAATTAGAATATAAAAATGACCGAGCTCTTCAATTAGTATAAATCACTATTAAATTAACAAAATAATGCTACTATTGCCCATTTCTCCATGATAATATAGCTAGTGCTTGATGTAATTTATCTAGTTATCTCTTATTTATAGTATTTTTTAAGTATTATTTGAGATGACAAATCTTCTTTCCGTCAATGATAAAACAAATACCAAAAACGATAATGACTTTTACGATTAATTATTCATCATAATTTTGTCATTAAATTCTCATGCTGGTAAAAGATGCATTTTATAAATTCTTTCATGTCGTCATTAAAACCATATCACAGATCTAAAAAACAACCTGCATGGTTATTCCAATTCAGGGACCTAAAAACCGGTAAATGGAAGCAACGTGTTCTAAAATGTACAAAAGAACAGGCCTATGCCTATCAACGAAAAGCAGACGCCGATTATAACTACCTTTTAATGCATCCGGAACAGATTACTATGGATCCGATTGAAATAACTTTAAAGATGGCTGCTGTTCAGTTTATTTCTGCTAAAGCTGTTGACAAAGCTCCTGCAACAATCAAACGCTATCAAAATGTACTTGATCATTTATTTAGACATTTCGGAGAATCGTATCAGGTTAACAATATTGATAATAATTCGATGCAGGGGTTTACAATATACTGCCTCCAGAGTTTTACAAAGTCGGGGACCAATTTGGTCCTTCGCCATACAAAGGCCTTTCTAAGATGGTGTTTCGATATGGGATTTATCAAAAAGGTCCCAAAGATCACGATGTTAAAAGTAGAGGAAAAGGGTATACGATGGCTCACCCGGGAGGATTATAATAAGATCTATGAGCAAGCTCTCCCCTACGTTCAGGATATTATGACTGTATGTATTTCTACCGGTGCCAGGATCAATGAGGTACTAAATTGCCCATGGAATAAGATTAAGCTATCTGAAAGGGTAATAGTGCTAAATCCGAAGCTAGTCAAAGGCCGTCGTCAAGAAGCTTTATATTTAAATGATCGCTGTATTGAAATTTTAATGAGGATCAGAGATAATCAACAATCAAAACGTAAATCCCCTTTTCCATATACTTATGATCATATCGAGTGGCATTATAAAAAAGCATATGAAGCGGCCGGTATAAAGAGTAGCTTGCACGATCTCAGAAGATCTGCGGGAGCATGGCTTTTGCAGAATCAAGTTCCCATTTATCAGGTCTCTAAATTCCTTCGTCATTCATCGATCACAGTCACCGAGAGAAGTTATGCTGATCTAGTCAAACGCAATTATTCAGATCTCTCGGATAAGATCAATACCATTCTTTCCTAAATCGTCATAAGATTGTCATAAGATTTTGTCAAGGTATGCCGTATTTTGTCGCGGTATAAGCAAAGAGACCCTGCCAGATTGGGTCCCTTTAATCTAGGTCTGGCCTAGTATTTATCAGTGTTTGCGCAGTGTTTCGCTTGTAGCCCCTCAAGGACTTGAACCTTGGACAAACGGATTATGAGTCCGCTGCTCTAACCAACTGAGCTAAGGGGCCGAATATCCAATGCTGCAGCTTATTAAGCTCTCTCTATACTGCAGCATGGGATATTGTGGGTAGTACAAGACTTGAAC